ATGCAGATTATTTTCGCTTCTGTATCATATTAGGCGCGTAGTTGCGGATTTGAGGTTACAATATAAGTAGTACAAATATTCTAAAACTCGTAGAAGTATCCCGTCTTCTCTTTCTCGATGCCATCATCTTTGACGGTCATCTCTATCTTGCTGCATATATACTTCTTGTTCCAGAACATATAAAGCATGGTCGGATCGGGTACTTCGTCTGTCAGGAACTTGATGGCAATCTCATCTTTAGCGTTTATATTCAAGGTCTTGAATTCTTTTTCGTTTGTTCCGCCTCCCCTGTTGCCAAAGTGCCTGCCTGTTGTTACATGAATATTTTCCAAAGACAGGCTCCCGCTCTCAGTATTGACGATATAAGTTGGGAACCGTCGATAATCAGTGTATAACACGGGCACTCTGTAACTCAAATCCTCATTATCGAGTCTGCCGGGAGCCTTCACAGCTTTGTGCGCTTTTAGATTGACGACACAATCTGCTTGGAATGCGACGGGCATACTTGTATCATCTGTACTCTCTTCATTTTTAGACTCCGAAGATCCCTGCATGGCATCCTGTACAGTATAGTAATAATCTCCGTCATCATCTACCTGCATGTCTTCCATAGCTACTTGCTTCGCATTTGTTACGGATGGCATAATCATCCATGATGCCGGTCCTGCGAGAATCGAGTTCCATATATTTCTTTTCTCATCATCGTTCTGGTTGCGATGCTGTATCATGGCAGTCGGGCAAATGGCGATCTCTTCCTGGTTATCACTCTTGATATCCCTGATAATGGGATTGAATAAACCGCATTGTGTTAATTGCCAAGACAGATTCTCGTTCTCGGGGTTCCCGTCCACAGGCAGTTCTGCGTAGATATAATAATTTCCGCCCTGCTTGAATATTTTTGTGCGCTGCTCTCTGGCTGTCATCTTCTCGATGGCATCCAGCATTTCTTTGCGCGTACCATATTCAATGGTCTCGTAGTCTTTGAATACATCTTGTGAGATGAACTCTCTGAAGTCTCTGTCAGATGCATCGTCGAAGGCATAGGATACATTTGATGTCACCAAGTTCTCGAGGCTCCCATCCTCGTCGTGTTCTACGTTAAAGTCATCTTCTGCCTCATATGTGACCACGCCTTTTGCAAGCAGCTCATTTGTAGCCTTGATCTTTACCGTTTTGGCTGTCTCATCAAAAATGAACGAAGCATTGAATAATTTCCGAAACTCATCCAGGAACTTGTAGACAGTCCAATGTGGTAGCGCGTCTTTTATCTTCCCGGTTCTGCACGCAGATACGATCACCAGCCGGTTCCATGGATCTTTGTCCAGATCATTGGCAGATATGTGATATCCCTCATAGTCCATCACCTTTTTTAAAATATAAAATAAGTAAGGCATCGGCGCAAGGTTATACATAAAATGGAAAGTGCCCTTTTCCTTATGCCCGTTTGCCTTCATTTCTCCTTTGAATGTTACTACTCTGTTGGCCAACACGGAATTACTCTCATCATGTATTGTAGACAAAATGGCCACGCCTTTCTGTCCGACAATATTGGTGCTGCTTAGGTCAATATGCAGGGCATAGTTCTTCAACGTAGATATTTTATATGGCGGATAGAATCCAAACCGCTGTAGCATGTCCGTGTCAAGTCCGGAGTCCAAGACTATTTCCGGATAGTCTATCTCATCGATAAAGTGCTTCTCGAACTTCGAGTTGTACTTCATCCTGCTTTTCCCGGCTGTGATCTGTACTTTCACCTCGTCCTTAGTGATGGCCGTTACGATTCCCTTGCCGCTCATCACGAGTCTGTTGGCAGCATACAGGCGGCACTCATCGAAATCCGCGATCTTCTTGCGCACGTCGAGGCGTTGCACGTTGCCGAACACCTCCCGGTTCGCGGCAATGGCCAGGGGAAACGTGATGTCGTAGGTGTAGGACCCTGACGACTTCACGTATTCGTTCTCCATGGTAATCTTTATATTCTGCGTGGTAAGTGGATAGGCCTTCTTGCCATTGAGTGTACATACTATCATAGCGTATCTTATTTATTGTTTTGCAGATGGTTCCAGTGCCTCTCCGCTCTTTTGAATTTCTCCATAGACACGTCAATGCCGTCATCGATGGCAGCCCCGAGTTTTTCGAGGGTCTCGTTTGCCTTTTGTAGCGTCCCTGCGATGTCGCTGTTGTCAGTCGTGACATTGACCTGCGGTGCATAGGCAATGGCAGCGCTGCCTCCATTGCCCAACGAACGAGTCACATCATCTGCTGTTAATGACGCAACGCGATTATTTTTCTGCGCTTCGTCGATGAGCGAGAAGACAGGACGGATTTTGCTGTTGTTCACCGCCTCGTGGTTAGCCACGAACTCACCTTCATGCACGACGCCGGCCTTCTTATGGTAGTCCTTGCCGCCTGTGAATCCGCCGACATAATAGCCGGCTTCCTCTGCCTGGTGCTGCTTCTTGATGGTGGCGATTTGCATCATGCCCGCTGCCGTTGCCATGGCAGCGGCCACAGGACCGAGCCAAACGTTGATCTTCGAGCCGGATGCATAGGCGTTGATGGCAGCCAGAGCCGTGGACGCGAGCGCCTGTGCTATCTCTATCTTCATCGCTTTCTTGTTTGCCTTTGTCTTGACCTTGGCCAGTTCCTTGTCACGCTTCTTTTCGAGTCGCTCCTTCTTCTTTGAGTTGTTCCCGGCTGCATCTATCTGCTTCTGATAGTTGGCACTGATCCTTGCCGTCTCCAGGTCGCTGCAGGCCTGCGCATATGAGGAAGCCGTGCCCATGAGGTTGCTGATTCCGCTGAAAGCGGCTTGAGCAGCGGCAATGATTTTGTCCGTCGTCTCCTGGCTGAGCTGCTTCTTCGCCTCCTGGTATTGCGCATATGTGATCTCATCAGCATTGTATAGCTCCGTCAACTTCTCATTGACGGCCTTCTGTTGCTTTACGGCATCAAAAGCAGAGAAGGAAGAAATAGCAGGGTTGTCACTGTTATATTCAGCATTACTGTCATCAACACCCGCGCGGTTCTTGGCCTTGTTCAATGCATCAGTCCCCTGCTGACGTATGGCAGCGGGGGAGTTCTGCTCGGCTCGCAGATCCTTATATTTATTCTTAATGTGCTCGATGATGGCATCATATTCCTCTTGTGTCATCTGCCCGGTCTCTTTCAGCACACCAAACATCCGCGTGATACCTTCCTTCTCGAGGATTTCCTGCTCGGCGAGGTTAGTCTTTCCCATCTCCTTGCGGTATTCCAGCAGCCGTTTTTCAAAGTCTTCCTGCAGCTGCATCCTGTGCTCAGCCTCTTCCTTCGTGCGCTGCAGTTCCAGCCCGTGCCATTCTTTCGACCCCGCGCTATAGAGCGACTGCTGCTGTTGGATGTACCGTATCTTCTCCTGGAAGAGGTTCTCATCCAGCAGACGCTCGTTCTGATAGGCCATGGCATTTGTCTTGTCGTAATATTGCTTGCGAAAAGATTCCACCCTCCGTAGATGGTCTAGCTCCATGTCCTGACGTTGGATATCATTGAGCTGTTCCTGATAATCCTGATCAGCTTTGGCACGCCCATCGAGCAGCTTCTTGTAATCATCTGAGTTTGCTCCATATATCACTTTCAGCTTGTCGTAGTAGGCGACAGCAGCATCATGCCTTGTCTTGATATAGGAAGAGTAAGCGATGTCACCTTTCGAGTAGGCTGTCATGGCGATAGCGAGCTGTTCGGAGTAGTTCGCCTTGACCTCGTCAACTTCTTTCTTTAAGGCCTCCTTGCGTGCCTTCTCAGCGGAACGCTGTCTTTGCCGCTGCTCACGCTCAGCTTTGGCAGCTGCTCTTGCGGCTGCTTTTGTCTTCTTTGGGTCTGTATATGTCGAAGTCCCGCCCTTGGGCTCCTTGATATCTGTATTCCCCGGAGAGTCCAGCAGATTAGAATTCTTTCTTACCTGCTTTTCCAACTCTTTGGAGATCGTCTCATTATTTTTTATGATTGTCTGCTCCTGGTTGATACGTGTCTTGTTCCAAGCCACCATCTCCTGCGCCTGCTTAATCTGCTCGTATTGCTTCTTGGTGATCTCTACGTCCGAGATAGTGCCATTCTTGTTTTGTCGTCTGATCCAATATTGTCCTCGGAATGTAGAACCCATGATCTGGTCGGTCTCATCATTGAAACCGTTGGCAGCCATCTGCTGCTGATAGAACTGCATATTGCCTTGGCGAGCCTTTAACATCGTCTGATGGTTTAGCGTACTGCTCTGCAAGGTTACTATCTTGTTAAAGGCAGCCTGTGCCCTTGCTGCTGCTATGAGGTTGTTGCAATAGGCTTGCAGCGCGGACACATTGTTGTTGATGAGCTTGCCTTCTCGTGTCAGCGTACCATGGTACGATGGCACCATCTTCTTCAACTGAGTGAGCGCCTTTTGCCGGTCTTCCAGCTTCAGGTTGTTGTCCTCGACGATGCGCTCCAATTGCTTCAGCTTTGTTATCTGCTCTGCTGTGTCTTCATTTGCCTGTTTGTCGATTTCCGCCATTATCTGCTTTTTCTGATTATACAGATTGGCAGCATTGGCAGCTGCTTTCTCCTCTTTGCTCAGGTTGCTGAAATATCCAATCAGGCTTACGATGCCGACGGCTACCGTTGCAAGTACCGAGGCCAACAATCCCCATGGATTGGCCTTGGTCACTGCATTAAGTTCCGTCTGCGCCACGGTCAGTGCCACGGTATCCTTTTGCAGAGCACCTACGGCCAGGGTATACAGTCCGATGGCAATGGTTTTGGCTTTGTTCCATGCCACCTCCGCCTTGTCGAGGATGGTCTTGCGTGCCTGCCATACGGTCATGATCTTCGTCCAGTTGGCCGCAATCTTCGTGGCCACAGAGTATGAGCCTATGACAATGGCCAGCTTTGCAATCATACCGATGTTATTCTTCAGCCATGGTACAATGACTGCGAGTGCGTGCACAAGTGCCGATGCCCCCGTGATGGTATATTTCACCACTGGCATGAGCTGCTCGCCGAGCTCTATGCTCAGGTCCTTGAAGTGTTTCTTTGCCTTGTCCAGCTGTGCCTGTGCGCTCTCGTTTGCACGGTTAAACTCATCCATCACCGACTTCCCGGATGCGTATGCCGCATTTGCCGTGTTCTCTGCGGTCACCACGTCACCGAGCTTATTGGCCAATACCGACAACACCTGCACGGCACGGCTTCCGCTAAGTCCCATCTCGTCGAACATAGGAGCGAGCTTATCAAATCCGCCCTTCCCCTTCATCGTGGCAAAGAACTGGAGCAGGGCTTGGTTGGCATCGGTCTTCAGCATGGTCGTGAACTTCTTCACGTCCACGCCTGCGAGCTGTGCGAATTTTGCCGGCTCCTTGAACATGGCCGTAATCAGCTGGTTGAGCGAAGTGGCCGACACCTCCACCTCCTGCATGTTCTGGTCGAGGACGGAACCGAAGCTCATAATCTGTGGTATTGTCATCCCTGCCTGTTTGGCCACGCCCGCCATACGGGCAGCGAACTCCACGAGATAACCGCCACTGGCTGACGACGACTGCGACAGCTCGTTGATGCACGAGCCTGTCATCAGCATAGCCTTGTTCAATCCATGTTTGTCATCCTCGCCAAAGGCCATGGCCATCTTACCTATCTGCGCCACGGCATCGTCACCGAGGTCATCGCCGAGGGCTACATTGATCTTGTCGGCTGCGTCGACAAAGTCTTTTGCCCCTTTCTGCGAGCCGATACCGAGCCGGCCGGCGGCACCTGCCAGCTGGTTCAGCTGGTCCCGTCCAGTGCGTGTGTTCATCTTCTTGAACTCCTCGTTGAGAGCCACCACCTGGTCTTTCGCCATCCCCGTGTATTTCTGCACGTTCACCATTTGTTCGTCCATCTCGGCATAGTCCTGCACCGAGTTTCGGATGGTCATAGTGATGCCAGCGATACTTGCCGCCACACCCGCGAGTGCCGTCTGGTAGCGGTTGAGCTTATCAGCGATCTTGCCGAAGGCACTTGGCTGCTCCCTTGTTGCCTCGTTCATTCTCTGCATTTCGGTGCGGCAGGCCTTGACACGGTCGGCAAGTGCCTTGTATTCCTTTGAGTTCCGTGCCACGTTGCCAGAGCGCAGCTCTTTGTTGAGCGCACGCACCGTTTGGGCGAGCTCTTTATAACTCGCCTGCGAGAGGTCTTTGACTGACGTCGAAAGCCCATTGATATACTTCTTCTGCTCCCTAATCTTCGAGGAAACGCTATCAATGTCCTTCTGCATGTCAGCGGCCAGCTGATGGTTCTTAGCAGAGGACGATGCATAAAGAGCCTTCTGCTGCTCCTTCAATCGCTTCTGCTGCTCCTCCAGCTTTTTCAACTCAGATTGAGCCTGACGTGAGTTCAGCTCAATCTCCGCACGGAATTTCTCAGTATTACCAGGCATAATTTATTTTATTTTTCTTGCTCTTTCAGATAATTTACAATAAGCCCAAATCAGCGCAACCGCCACGTCGCATATCCCAAGGAAAACCAGCACCTTCTCGTACCATGGATCCTCCTTCTCGACATATACATTCTTTGGCACATACTGCGGGATGGAATCATGTACGATGCTGTCTTTTCGCATGATGAATCTGACGGCGCTTTTGCTGTTCGCCGTCTGGCTCTGCTTCACGAGCCATGCTTTCTCCTGCTTCCCGATACGGATGCCATAGTCGGCCATCATCGTCGAGTCAGCCTGCCGGATGATGGTCGTGGTACTCGTCAAGAAGCTGTCAACACGATATATGGTGTCGCGCTGATGAACGATGCGCTCGTGCACCTCCGGAACGAGGACCTTCTTCGAGGCGCATGAGGAGAAGAGCAGCGCTATCAGTCCTATGAGAAACAGGCCGATGACCACTTGGTCATAAGCCTCCCATATATCAAAGTGAAATCTACTGCGCATATCTCCGGGCCTCCCACTCTCTACGTTTCACAAGTCCGTCGAGGACTTTGTTGTTACAATATATCCATCGCCGGAACTGAGTCTGTACCTCTGCCACCGGACGCCCCGCCTTGACGTATTTGAAGAGCGTAGAGCCCTTCAACCTACCGAGACCGAGGTTAAAGGCGAAGTCAGCGAGAGCGTCGAACTGCCCTTGCGTCTTCACCTGTGGAACCGCTGACAGGAATCTCTCGATGGGAGCGAGGTCACTCAGCAGGTAGCGCTCCGCCTCACTCTTACTGATTCGGTCATATTGCCTCACGCCTTTGGTGTGGCCATAACCTATTGTCCACGTGTCATCACTTTTTTTGTACGCTGTCAGACTCAGGCCCTCGGCCTGTCTGACATGCTCCAGCAGCTGTTTTGATGCTTTCTTCATTGCCTTGTGTATTCAGATAAGATTTTAGATATGGAATTCTCTCGATGAACTCAAACCTCAGTACGTAATAGAGGAATGCGAAAATCATCCGGGGCGTAGAGCCCTTCTTGAAGATCTTCTTGCAGTTCTTGATGATATTCAGCCCATAGAAGTATATCACCACATACGTTACATAACTCACGCACTGTAAAGCGCCTTGCTCTTGACTTTTGAATTTCCCTATTGCGTAGATGCATGTACAGAAGACGAAGAATACCGTCGCCTCTCCAATGCACCGAGCGGCTTTCTTAAACTCAAAATCCTCCTTATTTGCTATCATTCCGGATAGATAGCCAAAAATGAAGTTTGCAAAAAAAATCAAGAATAGGGAGCTCAGTTCTCCTTGTAGTGGGCGGAGATAAGCAATCACGGCAAGGAAGATGCTTATCATCGTGTTCTTAACTATGTCGTACATGGATTCGGTCATTATCTTCGTTTTTTACGCAAAGATAATGTAGGTGCTAAGTTCTTGAAAATACGCAGTTAATCCTGAATAAGTCCTCGTTTGATAGATTAAAATCCCCGACACGGATTCGTGCCGGGGATTTGTTTATGTGAATTTAAAAAAGGTCTGTCCTTTGGACGTCGCAAACTGTTGTATGACGGTCGGACATGGTAGATCCTCTTTCGTGAAGTCATTGATGGCCTGGTCGATAAGGATCTTTGACCCGGTGAAGGCGTAGTACTCTGCATCAACTGCTGTGTCACGTCCTTCAGCGTCTTTCTTCTTAACGCACACATAGACCTCTTCTCCTGTATCCTGGTCTGTGTATGTCTTTAAGATCTTCTTGAATCGGATGGTGAGTGCGTCTTTGGCTTCCTCCTTTACTACGTCCTGCATATTCCCTTCACCATCCTTAATTTTAGTCGTTACCTTTTCCTTCTCGATTTTACTTTTGACTACCTTATAATCAATTAACAAAATCTTGTTGCTGGAATTACCCCCCCCCCGCTTTTTCACTTGTGTAATTACAGATTGAGGAGAATTTAACCTTGTCTTCAGCTGTTAATCCCTCAAAGGGAGCCTTCACCCGCCGCCGGCGGATGATCTTACCTAATGTCTTTTCCATTCCTAACGATTTGATGAGATGTATTGAGTTTACATGTTTGATATACCCTAATTGTGATGCGCATTTCCGCCTGATGCTTTCTTCATCGTATCCTTTCTTTTGAAGTTGATGCACTTTCCTTGCAAGTTTCTGTTTGTTGCGCTTGGCTACCAGCACTCTGTCATGATAGAATACATATCCGCATACCCTTATCCCCATCCATGTCGGACGGATATTATAGTCTTTATTGACTTCTATATGCCAATCACGTGACAAGTGCATGATACATAATTGTGTGATGATATGCAGCGCAGTCTTATCTTTGTGCCGGATAATGATATTGTCCACAAATCTTAAATAATGCGGTATGCCCTCATCGACATAGCCTCGGAATACATGTGACAAGTATTGGGGGCCTTTGCAGAGATCCGTATAGTCATCCGCTGTTGCAGTCGCTACTCTGCCTTCGATATATTTTGATGTCCAGAAATCGAGTTTTTCCTTATTCTCTCCTATGTCAAAGAATCTCATGGCCAGCCTATCAAAGCGTGCGAGATAAATCTGACCAAGAATTTGGCTCACCTTAATGCCAAGTGGCGCTCCTTGCGGATAACTGTCGATAACTTTGAAAAGATTTCTCCTGAGCTTTCCAGGCTTCATTTTCCGCTCTATCTCTTTTTTGAGAATTCCATGGTCCATCCTTGGGAAATAATGATGAGCATCGAGCGGTACATAATACATATTTTCTTCCTGGTCTTCCTTGAATAGCTCATTCCGAAGTATCCTCACAAATGCGTGCGTACCGAGGCCTGGTTTTACGGCTGGAGCTCTGTATGTAGAGTAATCATACAGCTCCTTCTCGTAGGGCCTGATGGAAATGGCTTCTGCCACATGGTCCTCGATGGGTGCCTTGGCAAGGATTCGTTTTTTCTTCTCAAAAATGATTTTGCGCTTGTAGCCCTTTGGAGTCCATTCCTCGGATGATAAAGATTCAAGAATTGTCTGCAGATTCTTTTCAAGATTCTTATCAAATCTTTCCACATAGTCTCGGTGATGCTTTTGATACGAATATGTATCATAAGCAGCACGCGCATTCTCCATGTTCTCGACCTCGCTGGCTTTATCTTTGATTCTTTTCATATTTACTTTAATGGACGGGATCTTGCGGGGTCTTTATTGTTCCGAAATTTCGGCGGGGTCTCGATGGTTTGATTGGAAGTCTGCAAATTCCTTCCGGCACGTATGAGGTTCGCGCTTCCGGCTACTTGTCTCAGTGTCATCTTTCGATATGTTTTCCCAATGGGGAAGGCTCGTCTCCTTTTAATAATTTGTTGAGGAACGCGGACCAGTTCACATTGGCATCACCGACACCATTGTTGCCATTGGCGTACATCGAGCCGGCATTGTCACCATTGTTACCGTTGCCCAACAATTTGACACCACGGAGGCCGCTCCAGGAGAGTCCACCTGTTCCGCAGAAATGCGGAAGTGGGTGCAAAGATACAGCATAAATGTCAGATATCAAAATGATTCCTGCGAAATTTGAGCAAAATAATCAAAATTCCTCAGGAATCAAAAAAAAATCGACCGCTTCGCGGTACTAGTCGCCCTTGCAGGGCGGGGCGCTTCGCGCCGGGGTCCCTTGTTCTCTTGATCCCCGCTTCCTGCGCCCCCTTGCCCTCTCGTGCTCTAGTGTTCTTGTTTACTCCGCCAGCACTGGATTCGTGCTGAATGCCTCTGCCCACTCGCAGAGGAACGCGGACCAGTCCACACGGGCACCACCGACACCAGTGCTGCCATAGGCGCACATCGAGCCGGCATCGTCACCATCGCGACCGCCGCCCAACAATACGACACCACGGAGGCCGCTCTTAGATCCCGGATTATAATATCCGTCTCCAAAGTACGTTGACTGGCTTCCGCCATCTTCAGACGGCCAAAATGCAAGATGTGACATATTGTATGCCTTCGGGTATTTCCATCCTTCGGTATTATATGGTGCCCTGCTATGCAATACATGCCCATCTAACGAATTCAGATTGAAGAGAGTCTTGCCAACGCTATCATCGATATATAGGCTCTGGTTGCCATCTTCGTTGCAATTGATGAGCATGTTCTCGCTCATGCACCAGAGCGCTTTATAGTCGTTCTTCAATCCATAGAAGTTCGGAATGGCGCTATACTCTATGTCCTTGGCCGTACCATCTTTATTCGTCGTACTACCTTTGAACGATCCTACTTCCAGCGCGTCTCCATCCTCCACAAGCGCATTAAGTGGCAAATAGCCATTATCCCATGGATATGATTCTGAGCATCCCATGCCCGTTCCACCCTGGTGCAGACCGTCCGTGGTTAGATTAGCATTGAAGCCGGCCTGAATACACCTATTATGGAAGATCAACCGCTTGAGCATACCGGTCACGAAGTTCATCACGCGCTCATTTGCAAACCACAGGTCACCATTTTTGTGGGCGGCAGTCTGCAAAGTTAATATTGACTTGTTAAAAACTGGAACCGTTGCCGTGCCTACACTCTTCAACGACTGTGTAGCACTGTCGTATGCGGCGTAACCGGAAGCTGAGCGCGAGCCTACAGGGATATAGTAGTTCCAAAATCCCTTACGTTTGCTGAAAGACATCGTCTCGTAGGTATAACCGGCAAGCTTGAAGTTCTGATAATAGAACGGTTTGTCCCATCCCCACTGATAATGTCCCATACTGCCGTCAAGGACCGCTTCCTCTCCGGTCTCCAGCAGCAGGTGCGTCTTGGGCGATAGCTTACGACGTGAGTGATCGTTCTGCACCAGGTATCCACCGAGATTGAGCAGGGTAGGCAGTTGTCTGAGCATCGACAGGGAGCCGACGACTTCCGTCTCAGTTTTCGCGTCCTTATACCGGATGCCGCACCATTCTGCGCCAGCCTGGCTGACGGCGTCGCTCAGCAGCATACGGCTTGCCTTACCTGTCAGAGAGTCGTAGAGTTCCACATACTGCCCAGCCGTGTCCATACTCGCCAGGTCGAGGTCTCCGATCTGTTTCGCGTTATCAAAAGCTTGTATGATCAGCTTCACTTTTGCTTCTTCGTCTGTTGTTAATGCCATAATATATTGATTTATGAGTTATACGATTCTGAAACCACTATTAGTCATTCTGATGGTGCCGTTGCCCGACAAACGCATATAAGGTTGTCTGACTGTAATCTTGATTTCCACATAGAGTGCAGTGTTGTTTGTCGGGATAACATAGAACCAGGTATCTCCGGTACCGTTGATGGTCAGCCTTCCTCCCGGATCCACATTCATAGCGTTGCCACGCGCCTTTTGGAAAATCACGTTCTGCGGGTAGTAGGCTGGTACCAACCTCGCATTGATTCTTTGCGGGACTTTGTTACGGATGGAAATATCTGCCGGATATTCGACATACATCTCCTCCGGCTTAAGCACCTCCTTTGCCGCAATTTTCTTAGCAAGAGCTTCCATCTCCGCTATTCTCGTTGTTGCCAAGGCAGCAGCTGATGTTGCAGAGGTAGCAGCAGCTGTGGCCGAGTCTGTAGCGGCCTTAGCCGTGTCCACCATATCCGAGAAACTTTTCTTCCGTGCAGTCTCGTTGGCTATGCGTTCCGCCTCACTCTTTTTTCTTATCTCCTCAGCAGCAATAGCTGCCACGAGTGCGGTAAGATCCACCCATGTACGCCAGTTCTTCTTGTCTTTGTCCGGGTTCGACGTGTTGCCGTCTATGAGTGACAGGTGCACGCCTTTGGCCGTATGGGCGATGTCATGCTCATCATAGCCGGTGATCTCTTCCGTTGCCTGCGTGTCCGGGTCGGTATAAGTGAACTTGTACCCGTCCACCCAGTCGCCTTTGTCGGTAAACACGGTTGTTCCGACATAGATATCTGTCTGTTCTGCCATATGCTTATATCTTTATATATAGTTTATTTCTCTTAAGCCTTACCCGGCTTGCAATCAGCGAACTGTTGTCACGCACATACAGTCTGTTGCGTTTGAAGATGAAGCTCGGGTACATCATTCCGCCTTTGGCTATCTTGTGCGTGTCGACATACGCTTTCGTCGCTTCATCCCATTTCCACCAGTTGCCGTTGTCGCCCTGTATAGTCGGGTGGTCGTTGAGCTCCTTGCTGCGATCTGTTTGCACTTTGCAGACCGCCGTCTGAGTTTTTGACGTTGCAGCGGCATCATTGGCTGCCTTGGCAGCAGCCTGTGCCGATGCAGCCTGCGCATTGGCAGAGGCAGCGGCATCGTTGGCGGATGCTGTAGCGGAAGTGGCATTGATAGTGACTGTCTTTGCCTTCGCGGCTTCACTGTTGGCAGAGGCAGCGGCATCAAGCGCTGCTTGTTTCTCCTGTGTGATGTCCGTGATGGCGTCCGTCACCTTCTTGGCGGCGGCATTGGCGCTGTTGGCAGCCGTGTCGGCGTTCTGCGATGATGCGTTAGCCTTCGAGGCGGCATCCTTGGCAGCAGCGATCTGCTTGTCGACGTCTTTGGTAAGCAGCTGTAGCGGTGCCACGACCTGCTTACGCACGCCGTTGCCGTCATCGTAGAGGGCTGGCATCGTCTTGATATGATCAATACTCGTTGCCACCTCGCAGTCAAAGATATTCTTCGACTGCTTGGAAAGGTACTTAAAGAAGTATGGTGCAAAGGCTGTAACAAACGCCTGCAGCTCCTCCTCACTTGTGATATTACTTACACCAATCATAAACTAACCATTCTCTATGAAGTCGTATATTTGCCCGTATAGGCCGGCGGCGAATACCCGTCCTGCTACCTCTTTGATGAGTGCTCCTTCTTCTGTAGTAATCTCTATCTCTTTATCTGCTCCAGCCAGTTTGTTCAGCAATTTGTAAGCTTGCAACTTCTTTTCTGGCGTAGCTCCATCGTTGATCCCGACGGAATAGAGCTGCATGGCGATGAGATTACCCATACTCTGTTGTTTTTTGTCTTCACCTATCAGTGGTTTCCCGCTGTAGTTCATTACCGGTCTGTTGAAGTTTCTTTTCATATTCTATTATTTTTAACGGTTTGAAGCGTCTAGGTACCAATTACCATCATACGCGTAAAAATTCAGGACTTCATAATCCGACGCCGAATTAAATTCAGTTTTTGATCCGCTACCGTACCTTATGGCGCCACGATCCGCCTTGAACGTTAAATTGCCATTCCCCACTTTTATGAATTTGTAATGCGTGTTGGGAGGTGTATCTATGGGCAAATGGATTGTTAACGGTGACATGTTCAGCATGTAGAATACTGTCCCGGATAGTGCTTCTTCCCCACCTACCTTGAAGCAATCGTTTTCTACCGTTACCCCTGATGCTGAATTCAGTGCATACCATTGTGTTCGCGCTCCATCGACAATGCCGTTATGTAGTTTCGCCGCGATTACACCGACTATACCAATATCTATGTCGAGTCCTACGAAATTACCATAAGCCTCAGAGGGGGCTCCGTTTATTTTAATACCCGTGTATGTCTTCTGCATGTTACCACCTTTCAACTGCACGTCTATCATATTGTCTGCTTCCGCATCCATATGAATATATTTGCCCGTGTAATTGTACGACGCTTCGTTATCATATCTTTGCAGATAGATATGCTGTGGGGTAACGGTCACTCCATACCCATCGGCACCGGCAGACAATGAGTTCTCCGAGATATTCAGTCCACCGATCTTGCCGGTGTTGGCATTGATTGTCCCGCTTACATACGCTTCATTCATGTGGACTTTCCCGTTGGTGTCGACCCAAAACTTATCGTTAATGATGGTCTCACCTTTAAAGATGATCTTGCTCGCACGAAGTTCTATGCTGTCAACCGTCTGCTTAATCAAACTCTCGATGGTATTCTGCCCTTCCTTATAGGAAGACGGGACGACATTAGCCAGATCTGTGTTGACGGCAGGCTCCAGCTGTATCTTCTTCGCATAGAAGTAGCCCTTTGTTGCCGTTATGGTTGTCACGGTCTCGGTTATGTCGTATCGCCCGTCTGATCGCTTTGTCCCTGTGTAGTTGCGTGTCACACGCACCCTCCCGCTGTCCTGCGAGACGGTAACGTTGCCGGGGATGCCAGACTGCATTGAGTAGTTCGTTACTATCGACGACGTCACCTGTGAGCGATAGCTGCGATTGACGAATTTAAAGCGCGTATATTTCCCTGTGGCCTGGAAGATGATGTAATAGCGTTTTTCGATTCCGTCATCCAGCTTGCGGTACCGCAACATTCTCATGGTTGTATGCGCGGTCTCATCATCGTCCCTGCTGCTGTAGTTGATCCCCTCAGAGTAGGTATAGGCCCCATCCTTCGACGATGCAGACCCGATCAGCACATAGAAGTCAGATACGCTTTCATCTGATACAAGTGTGCTGAATGACAATATATAATATTTCCCCTTCTCTGTCTTGGCCACTGGCGAGCACAAAGCTGCGAGGCTTGATGAGCTGCTGTTCGAGAAGCTCACGTCACCTATCGGAAAGGCATTGCGCACTACGAACTCTCTTTCATCGACTGTAAAGTCAAGCGTTGCCGTCTCTCGGTCCTGTTCCAACGTCCAGAGCTGCCCTGATCCGGTGCCTACGAGCAGGTTGTCCGAGGCCTCGCCCTTGCCGGCATAGAACACATTGCCATCGGCGGTCGTGAGGATCCCCGCTTCTGTCCATTTGTCACCGATCGGATTGCCATTTTCGTCATAGTATACTCCGATCTGCGTGACACGTGACTGTACCTTCGTAAAGTCGGTATACAGCGTTGAGTATTCCGTCGTCAAGTTCCCTATTTTCGTGTTATGCGCACTGATTTGGCCTTCGGCCGTAGTGAGACGAGAATTCAGTTTATTGTATCCATTTGTGTAGTCATTCACATATGTTGTCACGCTGTTGTTCAGCATGTCATAATCCGTACCAAGTTCACTCACCTTCCCGTTGAGCGAGTCGATATTCTTTGCATTGATGCTGATACCGTCTGCGTTGACCGATATGAGCCGGCGTATCTCTTTTTGATCATTAGGATACGTCTGATTGACAAAAGTATCAACGCGATTGTTCTCAGCATCGATATTCACGCCCAGCTGTTTGATATTGTTGTTGGCAGTATCAATTTTTGTGCTCAATGCCGAAATCCCGGCTGCGTTCACCTTGATCCGGTTGTCGATAGCCGACTTATCTGCAGGATAAGTGGTGTTGACGAATAAATCTACTTGTGTGTTCAGTGCATCGACTACCAATCCCAGTGATGTGAATTTCCCTGCTATGGCATCATCGTTCTGACCAAGCAGTTTTATAGCCTCTGCTGTCTGCTCGATAGAAGTGCTGACAGTGCGTGCCAGATTGCTCAGCGCAGTGTCCGTGATGGCCACAAAGGCAATACGACACTCACCCGTGTAACGGATGACGAAGTTGCCGGTGCCATTCCATTTACCGTTGAAGTTGATTGTTGTCCACTCGCCCGTATAGGGTACGTCTATGGTTCGCACAGACAAGTCATTGGTCTTACCTTCCACATCGGTGCAGTCAGAGAAGCCGATGACCAGCTGCCCGGCTGTGAGCGCATATATTCGCAGAGACACATAGAGTGTGTCCTGGACATCCTCCATGGCTCCGTCCGTAGCCTTGCGCAGCTCGACAGCATTATTGCCCTTGGCGTCTGTCTTCGTAGAAGTTTGGCCAGTTGGCTTACTGTATTCCTTGTGCGTCTTGGGCGGGTCGATGAGTGCATTCTTTTGGGTCAGCCCACAGTTGAGCACCCTCAGAACCTGGCGCCCCTCCGATCTTTCTATCTCTACACGGTGATTGCCGCCGGCCGTGGCATGCCCGTTGACCATTACCGGCATATTGGTCACGGGGTCCATCCAGAAGGATGTATCGTCCGTGTCGTCGATAGTCCACCCGTCAATGAACGTCTCCTCTCCCACTGCGGTAAGGAACTGACCATTGTGGAGATAGTTGGTTTCGTCTGTCAGCTCATATTGCGTCTTGGTGAAGTTGGAAGAGAAGAGGTCGGTCATTATTTGAAATTTCGTGTCGATATTCTCACCCGTCCGACGTAGCACCAGGTCGCCGACGGCATAGAGGTTCTGCAGCAGCTCACCGAACCCTTTCAGCTGGCCAAAGCTGGGATGGGTGATACCTTGCAGGTTGCCGAGTCGCCCCTTCAATGCGCTATCCGGATCCGTCTTCAGCCCATAGATGATATCCATGTAGGGCGTTTTTGGCCCCACCGTCGTGATGCTGACGATACCCTTGCGGTCCTCATCCGTAAGGTTGTCGACACGTACGAAGGTATCCTTTTTTTTGATGAGCTTCTCCGGAGTGTCGCCTTCCATGGATGAAGTGAAGTTGCGAAACTTCACCCAGGCCAGCATGTTCTCACCTGTCCCCTCGGAGCCCACCTCCGTCACGATGAGCTCATAGTGCTTGGTGACGTAGTGGTCATTGGCGGCCGATGGAGAGCCGTTGTATTGCTGCACCATGATGACATCATCATGGCGGAAGGGGTTGTACATCCGGCCTTCCTTGGTGTCGAGATACACCTTCCCACTCTCTGCATCGTAGTGGTCGACCTCCAGCATTCCGGTGAAGATGCGGTTGTCATTCTCTCCGAGCAGCTGCGAAATAATCATCTCATACACGCGCATGGTCCCGCGCACGATGAGATTGTCCAGCTCGGCCGTGTAGCGCTGTTCTGTCTTCCCAGCGGCATTAGGCACGGCCTCTCCCCATAGCTTCCAGCCGAATCCATCTAGATAGCCCGACTGATACTTAGGAGAGGACAGATCCCCGCCAAAGACGCTGTTGCCTTCTACGAGCAACGAGCCTACCGTAGCCTTGGCCCAGGCTACAATCTGGTCGACGCAGAGCTTGTACTTCCCCGTCAGTGTGTCAACTACGGCAATGGCAAAACCAGTCTTAATCTTCTCGCTGAATTCTGGCGAAGCAATGGTATAAGCTATGATGTTGCCGTCCTTATCGAACTGAAAGATATCATCGATCTTGATACCTTTCAGGAAGGTGATAAGGCCCTTGGCCACGTCATCTTTCTCCTTCGAGAGATACCCCTTCGAGATATCTGCCAGCGCAGTCTCCACGCTCGCAGCCACATACTTGAAGATCTCCATCATCGTGCTGCCCACCCGCTTTGCGGTGTTGGCAGCCTCACGACGCTCATCACGTATCTGCTCGATGTGCTTCTCTATGTCTTTCGCCTCTAAACTCATATCGCAAATTTACGTTATCTTGCCTTGCTTTGAAAATACGTATTTACAGGTTCCGCAGCGCGCTGCTATTTCGTTTCATGGCGGTGAACAATTGGTTTACGACATTTGATAACGTACCGAGATATGCTTCGCCATAGAAGTCTCTGCTTACCTCTCCAAGCTTGAAGATACTTTGAAGATATTTGTATGCAAACCAATCTCTTCTCTCACGTGGCTTTCCTGTTGTCATGTGTTTTGTACTCCAGCGAGGGCCGCGGCTGCGAGCCCTATCGAGATGCGCAGCTTTGCGCAACGATGGGTCAAGAATCTCGAGGTAACCTCCATTCTCCTTGTTGTAGCCATTACCTACACCTGCAGCGACATAGATACCATATTTCATAAACTCATGGACTATAGTCATCTGGTCGCTCCCACTAATTTGCCCCGTAATGTCGTTGTAGAGTTTCTTGGTGTCGAAGATATTAAGCTTTAGGATTTTCTCTTTCCAAATGTCTATCATCATCTTCACCCATCCTTGCACCCAATCCTCATACTCTTCCTTACTTTTATCCAGGTCGAAGTATTCATTTGATTTTGTCCAAATCCCTTTATCAAACTTATGTCCTTTATGTCCACTCATCTTGTTTATACTCCACTTCTATAGGTTCTTGTGTATATAATGTGAAATAAAGCCCAGCCATCCCATTAATCTGATACCTTCCAAATTCCTGTGTAGGTATGGAACGTGTCTCAAACTGAACGAACTGCTCCTCGTATGTGTATTTGTCATTGATTATACGGCTGACGAATTGCCTGAACACTTCTCGACAAAGGTCAAGTTCCTTTTGTCTTGCATCCATATCAGCATATTCATAAGCTGAAAGGATAAGGACTGTAAATGCACGACGTTTGGTAAAACCATACGTACCGTCATCAGATGTAAGGTTTTCAGTATTAGTATCACTGATACAGACAAACCTACTTCCATCACGGTAGTGTTCAATCAGTCCTTCTAGATCTTGTGGTGAGCTGATGACCACAGCCTTGAACCCCTCCTGCTGGCAGAGCTTATTCATCTCTGTCATCCTGGTAAAGTATTTGATAGCGTCGAACATGGTCTACTTGTTTTTTTGCATGATACGTTTCAATTCCTCGCTCTCGCGTGCCTGAGCATCCAGCTCGGTAAGCGCACGCAGGGTTGTGGTCTTGTTGAGTATATATTCCTCCTTGGTGACATCGCCCTTGGTCAACAGGCGGATTTGCGCGTCGGTATATTCCCGCAGCACGTCTTGTGTGATCTTCTCACCCTCGCCCGTTCGGCGGAAGAAATGTGGAAAAAGCTGCCCGAAATAGTCTTTAACGGCCGTCCACCACATAGCAACGGAAACATAGTCGAACTGCGTATTGACCATTTTCCCGCCGTCGGGAACATGGTAGAGGGTGTCCAGCATCGGGCTGAGCTTTGTCCAGTCGTGCGAAAGCATCCACGCCTGGTAATAGTTCTCGCACACGAGATAGTCGCCAAATTTCAGATCTCGCAAATCGAAGCTTACGGCCTCGCAGTGGTGCAGAACGGCCAGACGGCAGCGCATCTCATTGGGCTTTTTTACCCATTCCACCGTGTCTGCCATCATCGGCAGGTACTCGGGATTGAGCAAGAATGTCTCTCCTGTAGACACACGGTAACAGAGAATTCCATCTTTTGTCTCGCTGTCAACGCGGCACCCCATAAAATGGAACAGCGCGGCCATGGCTATCATCTGCATCATGTCCTCACGCCCGTCGTAGATATTATACAGGCTGATAACATAGCGCAGCTGTCCTTGCGTAAGCTCCTGCCACCCTTTCGGTATGCGGAACTCCATCTGCTTAGTTAACAAAGAAGAACGTCGGGTCTTCCGGCTTGTTTTCGTATCTGTCTCCATGGATTGAAGCATATAGTTTGGATTGTTTGTATTCAGGCAGCATATCGGCATACCTTTCCATGTAGTCACGCAGTTCCCATTGCGCTGGCACCATGCAAGGCTTCCCGGCTTCCATATCACCGATGCTGCGGGCGATATAGTTTACCGCACTTTGGTAGATGCCGATGTCTGCATTTGTCATCTTGCCGGTACGCAGTCGGCAAAGCAGCGCGTCGTAGTACTCCTGAGAGATTTCCCGTTTGACCATCTGCTCGGCCGTGGCGCGATACTGGCACACCCGCCGCCAGTTCTCGGCCATGGACAGGTTCCTGTCGATTGGTCCGTACTCGTTTATCTGGCACGGATCGTAGTATAGGCTTCGGATCGCATTCTTACCTGCCACAGAGTCTCCCCATTTGTCTGTTTTCACAAGAGCTGCCAGCAGCGCCGAGATGCTCATAAGTGACTGCCACTCCATTTCGTCACGCAGCGCCTTGACGCGTGTCTGCGAGGCCGGGGCCGTGTCATTAGTCGATACGACGCCAAAGCCAGTGCCTGTCAACACAAGATCGAGCGATGGAATGGCACGGAAGAAGGCATGGATGCACACGAACTGCAGGATGGCGTTTTTCAGATCATCAGCATCCATCAGAGTGGGGACGTCCTTGAAGAGCCGATCTTGAAGATACTGATATGAGCGGCTGAAATAGGGCACCAGGCGGTTGAAGACGCTCGTGTTGCGCTCCGGCATCTTGGCCGCGGGCACATACTGCTCAAAAATCTCTTTGGTAATTTCTTTCGTTACGTCCATGGTTACTATTCTTCGTTAGGGTTGTTGCCTCCGCCATTCATTGTAGTCTGCTTGGCGTCGGTGTTTTTATCGAGTGTGGTAAGGAGTATCATCGGCACGTCGGGATAGACCTTCTGCTCCCATCCGTTGAAGAGGATGGCCACCTGATGGGGCAGGAGCAGCAGGTCGTGCGTCATCGTCTCCAGGGCCTGCTTCATCGTGAAGAGCTCCCGCTTGTCCGATCCGCTGTTGTTCATCTGACTCTTACCCGGATTGGCACCGGCAAGATTGGGATGCACATTGTCGTCATAGCAGAGCATGTTGCTCACCTCAGCGATATCGTCGTTATATTCGTTGCCGGCCTTCGACGTGTCCACAAGCGTAATTTTCAGGTTGTGGCGTTCCTTTCCGTCGATGGTAGTGGCAAAGTCGCTCCACACCATTTTGTCGCTGTTTTCCGAGCCCGTCAGGCATTTCTTGATATTCTCAAGGAAGTCTTTCTTCATGTCCTGGTATTCCTGCGTCCCCTCACTGATGCCCATGGAGTGGGCACGACTCGCCCAAAACTCCTGAGCCACCTCGACATGATAGCGGATGTTCGAGCCATTCTTAAGCTTGGCCAGCTTCGCGGCAGTGAGCTGCCCATAGATGTTGTACCAGCCGTCACGCAGCACGCCCGTCCAGTATGGAGTAGGATACAGTCGGCAGTTGGGTGTCGGCATACGCGTGACGATGGCATACTTGTGATTTTTGGGTGAGTCCGTGCGGAAAACGCCCAATTCATCGCGCTCCTTACCCGTGCGGGCGAGCAGGTCGCCAACGGGATCGTCCTCGTCGAGCAGCGGTATCACCTCGATATCATCCGGCTGCTGGTTATCATCCCAGTCGGCGAAGAAGATATTGTTTACTTTACCGTCTTCGTCCGGCAGCTCAAAGCGCACGTTGCAAGCGTCCTTGTGCACCAGCCGCACGATCTTCTTCCGGTCGCGGTCGAGGATGACCACCGTCACGGCAAAGGCGAAATACTTCATATCGACGATCTGCTCCGCAAAGAACTTCTTGACATTGTTGCGGATCATCCAGCGCCTTATCGCCGGATCCATGGTCGGCTTGGGCTCTTTGTCCTGACGTGTGGACGCGTCCATGTACTCCACCCCGCGGCCGTAGCACGTCAGCAGGTTGAAGTACTTGTTTTGCATCATCACCGAATTCTTCTCCACAAGCTCTGTGAGCCGGTAGGGGATCTGGTTCGACGCCCCATAAAGGACAATCTGATAATTTCGGTTGCCGACCGATATGGCCGTGGTGTACTGCTTCTCCTTTTGCGTGTAGATATCCTTCGATGTGACGGCACTTGCGCGGTTCACTGGGATATCGAGTACGTCGGGGGCTAATGTAATTTTTTCCATGTCTCTATGCTAAATATATACCGGATGCCCGTTGACCTCGAAGAGCAGTATGTCGGAGAGCTTCCTCACCTCGCCGCTGCTCAGGCTGCGGTAGTTATGTGTTCGACCTACAGAGTTGCCACTTGTCACTGTCCAGCCATTCATCACGACCTTGTGGCCATCTACGGCCAGCGCCACGAGGCTGACAGCCTCATGCTTCTCTGCGCATTCATCGAGGAAAGCCTTGGCCTCCTGCAGGCTGATGGGTTTAAGAACTTTTTCCATGTCACGTCCTCCGTCTACTCAAATGTGTAATCAAAAGTTCCATCGAAGACACGCAAGCGCTTGGTCTCGGTGTCGATGACATTGTGGAGCTTCTGTGCGTACATCCATGTGAACTCATAGGCGGGCATGTTGTCGTCCTCGTTGGTCACCTCGTCCTTGACATCAGAGACGACCACCTCCTTGCCCATCTTACCGCCTGTGCAGAGGTAGACCTGCTGCGAGCGGAAGAGTTCATCAGCCCACTCGGCCATGGCATAGTTCAGAGAGCCTGTGTTCGCGGTCAGCTGGCGCTGCTCCTGGATGGCATAGTTGCGTGTCTTCTCGCCGATGACAGCGGTGGAGTAGGTAAACTTGCTCGATTTCTTGTGCGTGCCGGTACAGTGGATATACTCCCAACAGCCAAAGGAGTTGAGGAAGGCCAGGGACGGGGCTGGTGGAACTTTATCCACCACCAGCTCATAGGGCTGTTCCCGCTCTCCTGACTTGCAGACGTAGCCCACGAGGCGGGCTCCATCATCGGCATTGACGGCTGCCAGGATTTTCGATGGCGACACATCATAATCCTGCACCTTGCCCGTCGTGTTGACAGGTGCCAAAGTGCCTGACATCTCTTTGAGCGAGCCATCAGCGGTCACAAAGCAGGCCGATACAGTCAAATCGCCCGCATCGTAGGCACTCAGGCTCTCTTTGCGCCCCATGGCGGTCACTTTCGTGCCCATGAGGATGTTAAGGAAGTGCCGCTGGCAGAACGTGGCGGCGTCTATCTGAGGGTCGACATTGCCGAAGAGCACGGTGCCAAGATCCACGTCCAGGGCAGCGGCCTGCGCACCAGAGGTCGTGATGTCATAGACGGATGCAGTGGCTGTCACGGAACCATACTGGCGCGCGTAGGGCTCGCAGAGGTCTCCGGGATGGTAGATGGTCACAGAGCTGCTCTCATCGGGGTAATACACCTCGTTGAGCACCTCATGTGTGCCATAGGCCGAGGTTACTTTGATGGACACACGCACTTGCGCGGACGGGCTTTTGAGCACGAGGTCCTCCATCGTGCCCGTGAAGCTCAGCGGACCGGGTTTACTGATGACCGTCGACATAGGCTACTCATTGATTCCGCACCAGTCCTTTGCGATCACCTTGGCTTGCTCGCACCAGGCGTTGAACTCGGTGAATTCGGTGTTATTGGCGCTGTCGCTGCCGTCGTCGCCATTGATCTTATGGCGGACGATGCTCAGCTCCTCACTCTCGCTGTACTTCGATCGGATGATGGCATTGGCCACGTCGTGATAGTTGGTCATGTCCTCGCACGGCATGATGGTGCCGCCGTCTTTCTCCGTGCCTTCATAGCAGTAGGCCTTGCGTGGTTCCGGGGCTGTGTCGCCCTCATAGTGTTCGGGGACGTAGTCATCGACCACTGTCTCATTTAGATATCCGATGATGTGCCGGTTGTCATACTGTAGCATCGTGCGGCGGGATTCATAATAAGCTTTATACATAAGTCTATCTTTTTAGATGTTTCATCGGCAAAGATAACGCACGTACACATTAAATGAAAATACGCAAAAAGGCGCACACGTCTCACGACGCATGCGCCCTCAAAAAAAATGTGCTATTTGTTTTTTAAAACTTCTCTAATCTATTACCCACACCAGGCGGTCATCGACTCTTTCGAGACGGTAGCCGTGAGAGCTCATGTATGCAAACACCTGGGAGGGGCTGATCTTGATCGTCTCTCGCAGGTTCAAAGCAATTTCCTCCGACGTGAACCGCCCGCTGTCACTCTCATTGCAGAAGTAGGCATCGAGCGCCATTTCCACCTGCGAGTCCTCAGCAATGGGTGCATCCTTTGCCGGCTTCTCCTTGTCGTAGTGGACAAATCCGATTCGCTTAGCCATGCTCCACCTCCTTTCCTTTTGCTCTGTTCAACACTTCACGCAGCTTGGCATCACTGATGTCCCGCATCACGTGCTCTTTCCCTTCGTCGTCGACGAGGACAACGAGATAGTTTTGATAGTGCGTATCTACCACGATCAGCTCGATGGCGTTCATGTCGAGCTCCACCTCATGCTGCTCATCCCATTGGATTGGATTCTTACCATTCATACCACTCATTCTCCTCTTCTTTATCCGTTGCTATTTTAGCCGCGCCTTCGATACGTATGGCATCGATCAGGCAGACGTCTTTTTTCTCCTCACCAACCAGCACAAAGATCTCAAACTGGTCGCATTTCTGGCCACGCAGGTCTTTAC